CAACAAAACCTATATTTTTCATAGGTTGACCAGACGTTGGGCTGATTTCTGTTTCATTTTCAGAAACCATTACAAGACCAGAATCTTTATCCCAAAATACATTTTCTACAACAATGTCTGCTGCAGAACCTTTAAGAACATCTACACCATCAACCTTTTCAATTGAAATAATACTTGCAAACTGATTTGCTGGATTATCAACAAGGGATAGTTCTACAAGATCGTAATCTTTTATAATTCTAATTGGCTTATCCATTTTCTCATCATAACCATCGTCCCACTTGTTCATTCTTCCGCCAATTGAAAAACCTGTATATGTTCCATCCAACACTTTCTCCCACGCATTTTGTGCGCCTTTTGATACATATGCTGAAACAAAAACTCCAGAATAAAACTTCTTTGAGTCTGGATCAAAATACTTATCTTCTTTAAATGCAACCATCTTGCCTACAGCAGAAGGCTGATGCATCTCACGGATGTTCCCTCTAAACTTAGAAAAAGCCTTTAAACTGGCGTCAGTTGTGACAATATCGTTTTGTCTGTCAAGATTGTCAAGTGTCGCAAAACCTGATACAATTCTACGTTCCTTGTCAACCTTGGCAAAAGGCATTGACAACCTTACGTTGTCTCCTTCTGTTGACCAATGGGCTTTATTAATGATACTCATATCACATCCATTATATCAACTTTTTTATGAGTTTGTTGATATTATGTGGAAGACCTTCCCTCTCCCTGTGGATTTCTTCCAGAAATTGTGGAAGGAGAGTCTGAGTTGTTATTTGTTCTTTCAGCATCTCTTTCTCTATTTCCAGCAAGATTTGCTCTAGCATCTGTTGCTTGTCTTGCAGACATCTCAAATGGTGCATCTCCATCTGGTCTTTGTGGCAAACCTATGACTTCTCTAGCCTCATTTGGCATCATTACTTGAGTCTTTACATATCTTTCAAGAATTTGAGACTGTGCAATTTCATCAGTCAGTGTAAGTTCATTAAACTTAAGTTCAAGAATGTCTGTTTTTTCACGAACAACCTTGTTGATAAGTTTTTCTAGTTCTTGTTGTGCTGGTCTAGCAACCTGTTCTTTAAATGTTCTATCCTGTGCCAAAGCAGCAGCAATTGAACCACTGTCTGCACCGCCTAATTTAGAAATAGGAACTTGGTGAGCAATCAAAATATCGTCACGATTTCTTATTCTATATTCATTAAATGAAGCCTCTTGAATTCCATTTTCAATTGGATCCATCTTAAACTCAACCTTATTGTTTTCACTATCTCCAGGAAGTGGGATATAAAGTGTTCTATGAGACTGTGACTTTAAACCAGTCTGCAAGAATCTAAACATCTTATCTTCTGCATCAGCAGATAACTTTGCACCCTTAAGTGTAATAATGTATCTTGGAACTGCTTTGTTTTCAAAATAATCAATGTTGTATTGAGTTGCTAGTTGATCTCCAACAAGTGCTGGAAGTGCAGCAATAATATCTGGAACTCCATAATATGTATTTAATGGAGAATATTGTTTGAAGTGAATAATTTCATTTGGTCTACGATCTGTTGTAATTGGGTTTGGATTTTTTGCCCCAAAATTTCTAAAGTATATTACAGAAGGGCCAATAATCTGAACATATCCGTCACGTAGTCTACGAACACGAATTGTTGTTGCAGGAATATGTCCAATGTATCCAATTTCACCAGTAACTGTACGACCAATTTCCATATAACCATTACCAGTTGCTTGCATATCTACATAAATTTTTTCCATTGTTTTTGTAAAACTATCATCATCATTTAGGCTTTCTAGCCAATCTTTCATTTCAATCTTTGCACGTTCAATGCGCTTTCTTGCTCTACCCAATGCAGTTTCATCTTCAACATTTTCAAGTTTAAGCATTGTTCTTGAGCCAATAACAAAATCATATCCAAGACCAACAACGTTCTCTACCTTTGCGTCAATTGCTGCGTGATTTGCAAAAGAAGTATCATAATAGTTTGCTAACTCGTAAAGATTATACGGTGGTGTAATAACATCAAACAATCCATAACCATTTCTAATTACAGCACCAGGATTGATGGCCTTTGACCTTGCATCTTCAACTCCCGCTGGACTTGAATTAGCACTGTTAAGATATGCATTTGCTGCTGTATCTACTTTACCTAAATTTCTTGATGTGCGTCTTTTAAAGTTTTGATCTAAGTTTCCTAAACCTTTTAAATCATCCCAAGATTTATTGAACGGGTCACTCTTTTTAAAAGTGTCATCTTTTTCTACGGGATCACTAATGGATGCACCAAGTATGTAATCTTCATTCATTATTCTTCACCATGTACCTTTAATGTTTGTTGTGCATCATAAACTGCGCCAAGATCGTTCATATTTGGAATAAGACCTTCACGCATTCTTGATAGTTGTTCTGTGTATTCCATTTCACTTACTCTTTTAATTCCTGGATGAAATTCTGCATGACCACCTTCACAGCCATAATATTCCGCTGCTCTTCTTAATTCAGCCATTTTTTGCAAGTCGCCACGCATGGCTGGTATGTTAAGCAGATTTCCATGACCATCTCCGAACGCTTTTCCATTAGGCTTTATCCAAATATACATACCCCAATCATAGCCTTTTTCAATTAACTTGATCTTAGACTTACCAACTTTTTCTGATTTTGGCTTATTCATAACCACAAGTATACCATATTATGCTGGAGTTATAATATATTCTTGCCAAGATGCGTTTTCATATGAGGATATGCTACTTGAAACTATTCTAAAATCATTATTAAGATCATCGACTACAACAGTGCGATTACCAATATATGTCTTATAAACCTCTGACGGATTAACAATATATCTAGAATCTCTAGACCTAATCAACAGATTATTCCAGTCACCTTCGCTGGCCCAAGCCTGCCAATTAGACTCCTCATCGAAAACCTCTTGCCAAGTTCTTAAAATCAACCGCTGGACAACTTGTAATGGAGTTCCTTGATAAAAAGAAATATTATTAAACATCATAAGATATTTTAAAATAATACTTCCAGAATAGTTGTTAAAACTTAAAGATGAGTTAAAAGAAATACCAAAAGAGTACCACTGCTGTATATCTATAACTGGCTCTCCGACCAACTTACCATTTAAATAATAGGACAGGTTTGTAAATAAAGAACCAGAAGATCTCAACTTAGCAAATATAACTCCTCGTTTTCCATTTGAAGAATTTGCCTTGATATAAAAATCTAAAGAATCGTCTTTATAATTTATTTCAAATATTTTAACTGGGCTTTCAGGAAAAGCAAATAAATCACATCTAGTAAACATTTGAATTGCGCTTAAAGAATATTGATCAATTGTAGTTGAAGAAATTGGAATTGAAACTCCTCGCTCAATGTCATTGGTACCGTTTCTTAACTCTAAACCACTTTTTCTTGTTAAATATAAATATGGAGTATTATCTTTGTCAATGATTAAAGGATTTTTTCCTTTATAACTTGTATAAAATCCTACCTTTTTAAATGGATAAATATCTATTCCATATTTTGTTCCTATTACTGTGTTTGAATTATAGTTTAATGTTCTTGCAGCAAATTCTAATTTTCTTAAAAATATTTTTTTCTTTAAAATACTTTTAACTTTAAAGTTTACAAAATAAATTAAAGACATACTAGACAAATCAACATTTTTATCTGGGTAAACTAAATATCCATCAACTACTTCAAATCTCTTATCTGTCCAGGCTGTAGTATTTAAATCTAAAACCCTGGACTGATTTGCAGAAACATCAGTGTAGTCTTCGTCTGGTTTAGAATAGCCGTTTGATGTATAGTCAAATGCAATATAAGATCTAATAGATGCATCTGAAGTTGAATATGTGTTTGATATAGATGAGTTAGTCCAATACGTTTGTCCAATAGAAGGAACATCTGAAGGTGATGGATAATCAATATTAAACTGAATAAAATCTAAGTCATTGACTGTATTATTAGATGTGTCTGTAACTTGTGACATTAATGTCGATACTGGAAGATAGTCTCTCCAATATCCTGCTACTGAAATGTCTAAAAAGAATTTTCCATATTCTTCAAATGGTGATAGGGTATAACTAGCAATATGCGGCAATAAAGATGAATATGCATTAATTGTTGCAATTCCATTAGATGCAAAGTGATGATCTATTTCTAATGAATTCTTTATTGTTGATATTGCAAAAGTATAAATTCTGCCAGTAAATTTATCATTATTAAAATCATTTCCTACATAAAGTTTTAGTGCAAGCGGATTAGATAAAAATTGAGACAAACCTAAAATATTATTACTTAATAACTTACTAAACTCAAACCCTGCAACAAATTCATGTAGCGGAATTACCCCAGAAGCAATGGTTGTTGTTGTTCCATTGTAACAAAAAACATAATTGATACTATTGTTACTTGCAAGCCTTCTAATTTTTAAATAATTGTTGTTATCTTGAAATAAACACATTAATGTTTGATCTGTTGACGAACTTGTAAATTCAAAAACTCCATAAACTGCATTTATTGGCGATTGTATAAAATTTAAATTATTAAAATAAATAGAAGAGTTAATTGAGTTCCACGTAGAGTTTGGATTTAAAGAAAAGAATGCTTCGCCATCATCTTGTATTGCATAGTTATCTAATTCTAATTCTGATAAAGTTTTTAAACCTAGATTAAAGGTAGGAAGTGAATAATCTGGGGTTTTCAAAGAAGTATCTGTTGCATTTAAATTGTCAATATCGGCTTGCTGCCAAGATAAATTTAAAGGATAAGACTTATTGTTGTTATATTTTGAAACAGAATAATCAATTTCAATAGATGTTCCACCATAATAACTATCAATAACCTCTGAAGATAAAGGAACGCCCTGTCCATAAACATAATGTGACTTAGCAACTAGTGTTGACATTGCATATGGAAATATAGAAAAAGATCCTAAAATTATTGGATCTACTACTTGATCTTTGTATGCATAAAATCCAACCCAATCATTGCTTTCATTATTAGAACTAAATTCTTCTGGCAAAACTAAATCATTTGTACTAAAAGATAATTGGCCAACCTCCTCACCATTTACTAAAAGTGTGCCAGAATCTTTAATAAGTCGAATATGTACAAGCATTGGTCTAAACCATTCACCAACATAATGCGAAACAAAGTTTTGGCCAACGACCAATGTTAAAAAAGCATTTTCTACGTATAATCCGTCTGTAGAGTTTATTGGTCCAAATATTCTTTTTGGGCTAGTTGCATTTGAATCTATATTTAACCAACACTCTACTGTATAGTTTTGATTTCTTCCAGCCTCATTTAAAAATCCGCAACCTGGAAAAATTATAGAAGGCTTTGCACTAATAATAAAATCAGATTGATTTTCAAACTCGTGCAAACTTCCCCATGTTTCATTTTCATCCCAGTAAGACCAGGTTTCGTCTTCAGTTTGATCCCAACTTCTTGTTGTGATTAATTCTTCATGTGGTATAAGTTCAACAGAACCGCTAGATCCAAAAACTAAAGGAATAGATCCATGCCTTGCCACAAGATTATTATTAGCAACAATATAATATCCGTTTTTATCTGAAAGTCCATATGCGTCTGCAACTACAGCACCATCTACATTTAAATTAATTGAAGATGGCAAAGCAATTTGTTGTTTTCCTAAAGACTCTGCTTGATATTCTTCACACAGTTGTCCCATTGTTAGTCCATGCCAACTAAACCTATAGTCTGATGTTGAAGTTCCATCTGTATTAGTAGTTATTTTTATAAGTATGTCAATATTTTCATTTGTTACTCCAGCAGGAATATCAAAAGTGCCTGAAATAAAAAACCAACCACGTTTTTCTTGTGTGTTAATAAAACTTAAATCTTTATATATTGTTGATCCACCAGAATATTTATAACCAATAGACAGTTTATCTAAAAATCTGCTTTCTGAATAAACCCAAACGCCAATGCAAAATGTTTCAAGGTTACTATCAAGATCATCAAATCCCACAAAACCTGGCGTTTCTAATATTATTGGGTTATTTTCATTTACAATTTCAACAGATAGAATGTCTTCATCTGGAAATGGATATGGAGACATAGATTTAATTACTGAAGATGATGGAGAGTAAGTTGTTACTCCGTTTGTAACGGTCCAATCTTCATATCCAGTAAATAAGTCTGATCTGACCGCATCACTAATCAAACTAATATAATCTGCATTATCGTCTAGATGCCAGATGGCAATAGGATGCTCGGAATATAGTTTTTCAGCATACAGATTTGATAAAACTGTCATAGTATCCTAATTATATCAGGAACCAGTTTTAATTTCACAATAATCTGTAGTACAGTACATTTCTCCAACAGAGTCTAGGTTTTGCACCCCGTCATAAATTGCTGACCAATCAATCTTGGCAATTTTACCAACGTAGTCATCATATTCTTGTTGAGTAATTTGTTGATATGGCTGTTGTGGATAGACCATATTGCCCATCGGAAGGAACGACACAGCCTTTAACTGACCTTCATACATGTGCAACGCTGGAGCAATATGCTTTGTTTCTGATTCTTTGTCAAACGACAATGTTACAGAAACTCCATTGTCAGACCAATACTTTTGAGTTGTTGCTGCAAGACCAATCTTTTCAAACAAAGTTACATCTTTTTCTGATCTGGGATGTCCTGAATGAACTGGGAAGTAAACAACTGTAGTATTAGCAGAAACTAAATCATCTTCCATCTTATATCCCGCTGCCTTAAACAAGTGCAACATTGGATCTTGATCACTAAATCTAATTGCACGAAGGAAGTATTCTCCACCCACTGGCCAGTGAACTCCTGGAGAAGCGCCAGAAAGTAGTGAAACAGAACCAGATGGCTTGACTGTAGTTACACGAATTGATTCACGAACACATAGCCACTCTGAATATTGTTTATCGTATTTACGAATTGTTTGATATCCTTCATCCATCCAATCACGAGTTGCTGGAAGACCATGTGTATCTGCAAATGATGCAATACCAGTAAGCGATGTTCCAATACGGCGATTGCGTTGCATAATTCCATTTGTAATCTGCCAGTGTGTAGGAACAAGTGTTACTGTTTTACCATAAAGATATGCAAACTTTAATGTACGCAAAAAGTCTTCTTTGCTATCATGTCGATTAAGGTGAACCTCTACAAGAGTACAAAGTTCATAGGACTCTAGCGGTTGTTCTGCACATGGGTTAAAGCCCATTACACGATAGTCTTTTCCATCTGCTGGATCAGCAAGACGACCGTAGTTTCTAGCAACGTCTAGCCAAATAAATCCTGGCTCGCCATTATTCGAAATAAGATCAACATAGTCTTCATATTTTGTTCCAACTGTAGCAGAAATAGAATTATTGCTCATCCAGGCCCACCCTGGATTTTCTGCATCAAATGAATTTCTTTCTGGAAATACTTCTGCATTTTTTAAATTAATAAAATCGTTATCTCCAGCAGAACCTAATGCCAATGTTGCAGAACGTCTAACATTTCCAGAAACAACACAAGTTCCAATTAGGTTTACAATATCAACAATAGCCCTTGCATCAAGGCTCTCTCCGACCCTAGAACCGATTACTTTACGAAGCCTGTTGTGAAGGTCGATCAGTGGCTGTGGACCGCTTGAAACGCCTCCAAAGCCCTTAATTGGTGCTCCTGCAGGACGTATCAAAGAATAGTCAAACTCTTGAATGTTTTGATTTGGTCTAAGCATTGAATTAAGCAACATTCTTGTTGCCTCTACCCAGCCTTCACGAGTATCTGGAATTTGATAAGTGACAATAGGCTCAGTTGGTGCATAAATTGGCATCTCTTTGTCTTGTCCAACAGTATCAAAACCTACTCCAACACCAAGCATTAAGGCATCCATAACCCAAGCAAATAAAGCACCTGGATCATTTCTATCAATATCACGGGTTGATACCATTGCACAATTTTGAAGGGCAGCAGAATTACGCTTCTCCATAGTCATTGGGGTACCAAATGCCCACAGACCTCTTCCTGGCGGTGTCCACTTTAAATTAAACATACGATCAAACGCTTCTTGTGCTGATTTTTGTGCTTTATAGTCATTCCAAGGTAGTCTGTTTTCTTTTGCGTGATTCTTTTGTACTGAGTACATACCCTCGATTACTCTTTTGCAGACCTCATGCCATCTTTCCTTAGTTCCATCCTCTTTTACACGGGAATAAGTACGGATAAATGTAATCTCTCCTAATGAGTTAAGTCCAGCGTCCTTAAAGCCGAAAGGAGGCTCTATTTCTGCATATTTTGTAACAAAATCATCGGAAAGGCGAAAAGAAAAAACATCTGACATAAGCGTAAATCTCCTAATTAAATTGAATTTTAAATGATACTTAATTGTATCAGAGTTTTTAGTTTTTGTAAACTCTATAGTTATACATTAGGTACAGTTTTTGTTTTAATAAAACAGTTATTAAAACTTAATCCAAAACCCTGGACTTATATACTTTATTCCAGAAGTTACAGTAAGGGATTCGTGAAAATATGGATCTGTTGATGGAAAAGCAATTAAACTTCCAGCCTCTGGTTTAATTTTAATATCTTGATTTTTAAAATATAACTCTCCACCAGCATAATCATCATTAAGATATAAAACAATTGATAAAACTTGTTTTGTATCATCTCCATAAGAGTCTACATGAGGGCCCATCGATTGTCCCTCAAAATACTTACTTATTGATAATGGCGTTAATTTTCCTATATCTATTGAGTATCTTTTTGAATAATCTTCCGAGCATTCAATAATAGCGTTTTTTATTGTTTTAATTATAAAAGAATCAAATTTAG